TCATTAATTAAGTATATTGCAGCAAACAATAAGATTGACGAGATGCTACTTGATGCAGCACGAACTTTCCTAACAGTCAGCATCTCAGTTGCGCTCGGTCTTGGCATTCCACTCCTGGATATTAACGGAGGGGACTTCCGCCTGGTGATTTCTGCTGGTCTTGCATCAGCACTACAGGTTATCGTGAAGGCCCTTGACCCAAGTTCTACGGATTACGGAATTCAAAAGAAGAAGTAATGTCTGACGGCTGGGTCTACGTCGGAGGAACATTTGATCTGTTTCACTCTGGACACATTCAGTTTCTCTCACAGTGCTCTAAGTATGGCAAGGTCGTTGTTGCACTAAATTCAGACGACTTCTCCGCTCGGTACAAGAGACGACCAATCCTTTCATTAGATGAGCGCAAGCATGTTGTTAGCGCAGGTAAGTTTGTAGACGATGTTGTGACCAACATTGGAAATGAGAGCAGCGCCATCACAATTGAATATTTGCCCCACACAGTCAAGTACATTGCTCACGGGGATGACTGGACTGGCGAAAGTTTAATGGAGCAACTAGGTATCAATCAAAACTGGCTTGACTTCCGAGGAATCCAGATGTTGTACATCCCGTACACTTCTGGTATATCGACAAGTGAGATTATAGGGAGAATTAATGGCGAGCATCACCGTCGTGGTAACTGCTCATGCGGACTTGGAAAACCTTGTTCGTATCCTGGGGTCTCTTGGGAAACAAACTCAGAAGCCTGATGAGATTATTGCGCTTTGTTCTGAGATTGATCTCGAAGAAATCTGGAAGCAGTTCCCATGGGTTAGGTTCTATAGAGAACCAAACCTTAATGACTGGGGTCATGACAAAAGGGCCAAGGGGCTTGACCTGGCGACATCTGAATACATCACATGGTTTAACCACGATGACTCCTACGAACAAACCTTCATCCAAGAAATGATGGAAGTTGCATCAAACGGTGCAGATGTTGTATTCTGTGGGTGGAGTAAAAACTCAACTCCAGCCTTTAGCGCAAATAACTCCACCTCTGGCAACTACATTGTCAAAACCACCTACGCCCGCTCTGCTGGCTACACGGATCGCCACTACGAAGCGGACGGCACCTTTATCAATCGGCTTTCCGAACTTCGCGGAAAAATTGAATTTGTTGCAAAAGTATTGTATTTCCATAACGAGGTAAAATAATGCCAAAGAGCGCCGCATGGCAACGCAAAGAGGGCAAGAACCCACAGGGTGGGCTTAACGCCAAGGGACGTGCCTCCTATAAGGCTCAGACTGGTGGCACACTAAAAGCGCCAGTCAAGAGCGGAGACAATCCGCGACGCGCCTCTTTCCTTGCCAGAATGGGCAGTATGCCTGGTCCAGAACGTGACGAGAAGGGTCGACCGACACGTTTACTCCTAAGCCTTAAGGCTTGGGGTGCCAGCAGCAAGACGGATGCCCGCGCTAAGGCAGCCGCGATCAGCAAGCGCAATAAGGCTTGAAGCAGGTCGACAGCGCAATTGCATTTGACCTCGCTAGGGGCCGCAACGACATTGAGTTCTTTGCTGATCGATGGCTTGGGATCAAAGGAAATCCTGGACAGGTAACTTGGTGGAAGGCCTGTGCCGAGCGCGACGAGAGCGGGTTCAGGCCAAAGTACATCACCACGGTAGTATCCGCAGGTAACCGAGCGGGAAAAACGCTTGCCATGGCTGTAGTCTGTTTCCACCACGCACTCTATAAGTTGGGCCTTGCAAATCCTACGCCAGGCGACATGGAATCAGCGCGGCGTTGGACAGATGCACCGTATGAGTGGTACCATGTTGGCATTCAGCAGGAGACCGCAGAGTTGGTCTTCCGAGAAATTGAGACACTCCTCAATGGATCTCATCCAGCCCAAAGAGGCCGTGGATGCCCGATCATTAAAGAACTTGGCAAGATTGTCGAGACTACCAAGAAGTATCGCGGTGAGTATCCGTGGATCAAGTTTAACTCCGTCGTAGGCGGGGCAAACATCCACTTCCGAACCACACAGGATCGAGCCAAGGCTCTCCTCGGTAAGGACATGAACGGCATCTCGTTTGACGAGGCTGCGTTTGAACCCCATCTACTGATGATTTATCAAGAAGTACTCAACCTTCGACGGCTCTCCACTGGCGGGCCGCTCCATTTTATTGGAACGCCAACTGAGGGAATTAACGACTACTCCGATCTTTGGGAAAAAGGAAATCCAGAGAATCCAGATAAGGACGAGAAGTTTATCTCGTTCCGACTCTCGACTCGGTCCAACATTGGATACGGTCTAACGCAAGAGAATTTCGATGACGTTGTTCGGCAACAGGCACCGTATCTTATTCCACAAAACATTGACGGATACTTCATCGAAGCCAGAGATTCATTCTTCTGGTCGGTGTCGGTACAATCAGCATTTAGGAACGAAGTCGAAGAGCAGGGCCCGAAGCGCCACCATCGGTACGTCCAGGGCGTTGATCCTGGTATTTCACATGACGCAACATGGGCCATCACGCTCGACACTACGGACCGCCAGCATTTGACTGGTACCCGCATCCGTAAACGCGGAGGCAAGCAGAGCATCTCAGCCGTAGTTAATATGGTTCGAGAGGGACATCTACTTTACAACGAAGATGGTGCGTCGGCAACGACCATCGTTGACTCAACTGGTCTAGGTGGACGCCTCTTCCAGCAGGAGTTCAGCATCATCAGGCCGATCCGAGGTTTCGACTTCGGCGGAACAAAGTCCAAGAAGGTCGAATTATTGAACGATCTTAAGGCAGTGATCGATAAGGGTCAGATCAGTTTCCCTGTGGGGGGCGCGTGGGACGAGTTGCGTAGGCAACTTCTCGCGTACAAACTAGACGATAAGAAGTTAGAGCAGGACGCAGTGATGGCACTAGCAATCGCCGTCCGACATGCAATTCGCAACCCAGAGAAGCCCGTGAACGACCCAGTGTTCACATATTTTGGAGTGAGTGACTAATGGCTGAAAAAGTACGAAAGATCCCCGCAGCGTTCGAAGGAACGCGGGCGATCCCAGCGCAGTACACGACAGACCCAGATATTGCGACGCCTGAGCAGATTGCCTCTATTGGCACTGCTACAGAAAAGGCTCGTAAACTAGCCAAGGGACAGGTAATTGTTACAGCGCAGCCAAAGGGCAAGCCGCTGGCAACTTCCCCTGTTGGAACGTCTGCAACTCGCCGAGCCTTGCGTTCGGCACGCACCCTCAGCAATGTTGGTATCCAGAGCGGCACCGAGCGTGGTATTGCGGATCCATCACTCACTGTCCGCAACCGCGCTGCAACTAAAATCCGACCAAACATCGAACGCCTCACGATGGGGGAGAAGAACTCCATCAAGATGCTTGAGTCCTCGCTTACTGGTCGAGCGAAGAACCCAGCAGAGAACGAGGAACTCCTCCTTCTCCAGGAGATCCTTGGACGCAAGCAGTTGGTCGAGCCAGAGCAGAATCGTTTGCGCTCGCTTTTCCGACGCATGGATAATCTCTACCATCCAGAGACTGTAACGCTTGGTGGCGCAGACCACTGGGCCGATGATCCAAGCGCACGGCTTGCTGGACGCGCCCACGTCTCGGTCAACATTCACCATGCCTATGTTCAGATTCCCGCTGCCATCCAGGCAGTTCGTCCAGTTATCAATTATCTTGCCACTGGCCCAACGCCAGAGGAGCGCCAAACCGCGCAACTCCGAGAGCGGCTCTACTTCCGCTGGTGGGATGCTAATGACATGGACCTCACCCACGAGCATGCTGCACTCCTCAAGGAGTTGTACGGACACACGGCAGCCAAGGTCTACTGGGATCCAGTTGCTGACCTGCCAAAGGTCTCGATCATTGAGCGCCCAGAAAACCTCTACCTCGGCTTCGGCACGAGCGACTACACTCGCCTAGACTGGGCCATTTATACCTACGGCATGTCGCCGCAGGCGGTTCAAGAAGACTATGGCGTTGACGTCATCCCTGTGAAGCAGGGCGACAAGTGGTTCCCATACACGACTCGTGGAACTCACGACGATCCAGTCGGCAACGTCTGGATGAACAACTTTGAGCGCAATCCACTTCGACGCGAGTCTGCCTACGAGCAGATGCAGGTCGAGGTGTACGACTATTGGTACAAGGTACCGACCAAGCCTGGGCAGGCTGCACTCGTGTACAATGCAATCTTCGTCGGCAACACGCTGGTGAAGAACGATCCGCATCCTGAGTACCAGGGTCAGATCCCGTACATTCACCTTCCAAACGGCAAGATCCCTGGTAGCCCATACGGTAAGCCAGCCCTCTACGACGCCGAACAACTCCTTCGCGAGAAGGACGAGCGGGTCACTGCCATGGCGCAGATGATCCAATCCGTTGTCGGTGGACAGATGTGGCAGTTGGTCGGTGCCGAGGCGCCTGACGAGGTTCCTGCCAATGCGCTGCCAAAGCCTGGCCGTGTCGCCACACCTGGCCCTGGCAACGAACTCCGCGCCATCCAGCCGTTCATTCCTAACTTCCAGATTGAGCAGTACATTGGGCGCATCGACCGCGAACTCGCAGTCGCGACAGGCCTCAATGACTTGC